TTAGGATAGCCTGCGTACTGATAAAATTTTTGTACAGTATATGCTTGAGGTAATATCACACTATGATTATAGTGCCCTCTATTATAAAAACAAGCTTACTCAGCTTTTTTTAAATTTTTTACTGAAACAACACCTTTGTATACAAATGTACCAGATGAAGGGTCTGTATAAATTGCTTCAGTAATTTCTTGATTACCCTTAATGTATGTTCTCATTGTAGGGCGAATCGGTTCACCACTGATCGGTGATTGAATAATCTTTGGTTGGATCATGTCCATAATAATATTTAATACTTATGCTGTAATTTGCTCTGTATTTTTATCATACTGTAGTTTACAAACATTGAAAACATTTTTTGGCATTTTTTCAACAACATCAATTATTTTTTCCTCTATACCAAAATTAAACTTATCGCAAGGTATCTCCCGTACAACCATAGTAGGTAAAGAAAGAAATTTAAATACATTATCCATTGTTTCAATATAAACTAAAAGTTCACCAAGATAATATCCAGCAGTTACAGCATATATATGGCGTTGTATAGGATGTTGTTGTTTTTTCTTAAAGAACATTATTCGCTATCATTAAAGGGTCCGTGATTAATAAACTTATTAATAAGAGTTGTGAGAGAATCAGCTTCCTGTTGATTGTGTGCAGATATAATATTAATAGGAGTACCATCTAAAGCATATCCCATGATAATATATGATGATAAAAATTCTTCAATTATTGAAGATAATATCTCAACGTTTCTTGTATTACCATCCTTTGTATTAAGTTGTTCGCGAAGTTTAGCTGTTAAAGCTTTTTGAGTAAGATTTCGAATATCCTTTATATTTTTAGGATCATACTTATTCACCTCTTTTGAGGCTTTAGTTTTACGCTGTCTCTTTCTCGATGGATCGTCCTTCATCGTTAGTATTTAATTTGGCAATATAACGATTGCGACCACGATAATCGTTGTTATTTGATACACCGTGTGTAATAAGATAATCAATTATAACTTCAATACTATCTGTTTTTATATTATAATTCTTAGGTATACGATGGCCGCCATCATTTAATTCAAATAATGTTTCGTCCATTTCTGTCTTATTACTATAGCATGTAATCATTACTGAACTTTCGCTTGGATTAACCATGACAGTCCAGCGACGCGGATCGCTCTTTGCATATACTGAAAATAAACGTAGAACAACGAAACCGTTATCCTTAAGACGCTTTACAAAGTAACTTGGTGTTTTAATTTTATTTCTGCTCATATATTTTAATTTTCTAAGGCTGATATAACGAATTTAAGATTCGTAGATTCAAGTGTTGTATCAAACATCAGTACTCCCATTTTAGTAATGAGCTGTGCGTCTATAGTTTTAAACTTCATACAAGAAATTATACGAAAAATTTCAAAATTCAAGGGTATTGGTTTTATAAATGGTTGACCTTGGTAATCTTCAGTAAGCTTCATTCCATATGAATCAGTATTGGCTCTTGTAAGATCAGTTAAATCACCGTATACAATACCATCTCTAAACGTAAGGTAAAGTTTATTTGTATCCGTAGCAATTACACTGCCCTTAATCAAGGAAGTAATAGCAGATTGAGTAAGACTAAATTTACCATCAAAGTTTAAAGCTTTTAATTTTTCTATATTAATTTTAGGTAACGAAATAATGTTATCCTCATAAAGATGATATTTAAACCGAATAGCAGATGACGAGTATCCGATATTATTAGATTCAAGATTAAACTCTATTTCTTGTTCCTCAATACAAGCAAGAATTCTACAAAACTTTTTAATGTCTGGTACATTAAGCGTTTTTGTAATATTAATCTTATCATCGTTATACTGCGCACTAACAATAATAGTATTATCACTTGTTGCAATTAAGGAGGTAATCTGACCAGGTTTTACAATTAAAACAGCAGACTCTGCCACCTTACTAATTGGCAACAAAAAATTATTAAGAAATTTTTCCCTATCAGTAATATTAAGAATCATCTTTTTAAGATTAGATTAAATTTACTCTTAATCAACTGCATTAAAGAGATATTGTTGCGGAAGCACGATTCTTTTTTTTAAGGGTCTCAATACTTGCAACAATATTTTCCTGACTTTCGATAATTAATTTTAATTTCTTTTCAATAGATTCAAGTTTATTAAAAATACTTTCAGTATAAGGACTAGTATTAAAATTAAGTTCTAATTGATTAGGATCTGTAGGAGGAACAGTTGTTACTACTTGTGATGCAGTAACAACTGTATTACCTTGAAGTGATGCAAGAGACGGTATAACTACCGGTCCTGCCTGTACTGAAGTGGGGGCTATAACAGAAACTGGAGCTAAAGCTGGAGCCGGCGCTGGTGCGGGCTGAGGTGCCGATCCTTGAGGAATAGAGTTAAGCATTGCATTAGGGTCTAAGGACCCAGCAATTGGCTTAAGACTACTTACAATATTCTTATCAAGCTCTTTCATTTCCCCAAGATTCTGTCCGAGGAACTGTAAGGCAAGCAGCTTAGCCTCATCACCACTTACATCTCTAATAACATCCATTAGTCTTCAAGTCCCTTAAGGAGCTCATTAATTGAATCATCGTCAATACTAGTCGACGCTGATACAGTTGGCTTAGCTGGAGCAGGTACTGGTTTAGCTGCAACGGGTGCTGGCTTTGAAACAACTTCTGTTGCTTCAGCTACATCGGCTGTACAATGATAGTGCTCATTAAGCATCTCAACAAGCTCATCATAACTCTTAGCTGTGACATATGTCTCAAGATCATTAATGCCGTTATATATCTCTTCATATGAGTCAGGGCTCAAGCCATTAATTGCGCTAGGTAGAGCAAACTTAGATGAAACAAACGTTGGATACTCACCTTGCTTTTCAACCTTAATACGAAGGTTGCAACCATTTGGAGAAAGATCAAAGATACGCGGACCAAAGTCAACGGAATCATCACCTTCAATAGCATCCATAATAATCTTATTAAGCTGTCGTCCAAAACGAAGAACCTTAATAGTACCGTTATTTTCAGGTGTTACAGGATCATTAACAACATAAACATTAACAAACCAATTCTCTTTACGGTTAAGAGCCTTTGACTTCTCCTTCTCTTCCTCAGAGCCATTACGACGAATACTAAAAAACGTCTCAGAAATTGGATCGCGCTGACCCCAAGTTGCTGGGCTCGTACAAGTTACAAAACGACCAGTAGAAAAACTATTCCAACCGTATGAAAAATAATTAAAGAATGTCTTACTTGTTTCTTTAATATTTGGAAGAAGACGTACAACGTACGTGTTTCCTGGTGTAGTTTTAAGAATATCCTTATACTTTACATTAGTAGCGGTATTCTCGTTAGTTTTTGTAAGAGCAGACTTAATGCTGTCAAACATGGATGATGTGAATGCGGTATTCATAATTTAGTTTAATATAGTTTGTATTTTTTGTTTAGTCAAGTTTTATTTTGTTATTTTGTTATTTTGTTTATACCAAGTTCTATAAACTTTCGTGCTTTAATTGAATTAAAGTATTTGGTTCTTAGTGTCGGTATATTATTTACTAGGTCTTCTCCCAATATAAATGCAAGAATTTCAGAATCAACTGACTTAAATGCTTTTTCAAAAAGAATAAAACCAAATAGACAATAAACATTTATTCTATGTTCCTTTAAGTGCAATAAGAATGAAAACATGTTATTTGTTTTATGATTAATATATTCATCTACAGAGATATTATTATCTTTACAGAAGTTTGAAATAAATCTCAATGACTGTTGTATATTTTCAAGCTGTTCCTGGCTATCAGGGCTCATCATTAAAAGTTTTTGTTGATACAGCATATAAGCTTTAGTTGCTTTAAGTGTAGTATAATAATCTAAATCAAAATACTTTTCATCTGAATACACTTTATACGGTGCATTAAAAAACTCTTCAATTTTAATATGTTTAAATTTATTAAAAAATATAGAAAGTTTTTTAAGATTATTGATATCTATATCTTTCATCTTACTAAAGTCCTTTCTAAGTTTATACGGCAAGTTATTTGCCGTTCTAGCTGACTTTAAAAAATTATTATAGATATATTGTTCAAATTTTGAAACATCAATATCTAAATCAGGCATTACTAAATTGTAACATATCCCTTATCATTATTCAATGGTGAACCTTTTGAATTAAGATATTTCATAATGTATTTACTTTTATGTAGGCTTGGATCGAATTTTAAAAAGATTTGAACAGCTGCGTAATCAGTTTCAGCATCACAGTAAACTTTGAATAAATCTCTAAGCGTTTTGTTTTGCAGAAAAACTAAAAACACATTTGCAAGATTCATTTTCTTTGTATACATCAAAGCTACTAAAGAACAAAATGACAGAAATAAATGCTCTGCCTCATATTCTGTTATTGTACAATCGTCTGGTAAATCTTTCATTGATGTGGATAATAACTAATTATCCATACAGTACTTCAAAATCAATGTTTTATAGTGAAAGACTTGCGAGTGTACTTGTTGTAGAGCTCAAAGCCTGTGTATCATTAACGTGTTCATCTTCTGTTAATGTTAAGGTTGAGTAGTCAATACGTAATACACAACTACCAAAATTAGGTCCAAAACGATTTTTCATAAAACCCATTTTGATGACTCCTAGCTCACGATCAGTTACTTCCTGCCATATACTTAAAATTACGTCTGCCGTCATAGCAAGACCCATACTCTCAGAGATTGTATTCATTCCAGGATCTGAAGTAGAGAATCCTGAGCGATTTAACTGAGTAGCTGAGATAATTGGACAATTAAAGACATAAGATAGAGCACGAAGTTGCTCTGTAATCTTTTTAATCTTTTCATAGCTATTATTGCCATCTTGAATAGTAAACAAATTTACATAGTCAACAACAATAGCATCAAATTTATACCCTTGAGTTAACAACTTTTTAATGTAAGCCTGAAGATAACTAATAGTAATAGTCGATGGTGGGAATTCCTTAATAAGAATCTTTGCATTAGGATTTGATGATGCGTGATTCTCAAGACTATGTTTTAACGTTGTAGTATCTGACTTAATTCTACTAAGAGGAATTTTAGTAATGTTTGAAGACAGACGTTGAGCGTAAATTAACTCTGGCATTTCAAGAGTTACTAATAGAACACTCTTTCCCTGATTAGCTATATTAATTGCAACATTACCTAAGAAGATACTCTTACCAATATTTGTCTCACCGGTAAACAAATATAATGATCTACCCGACTCTAAAAAACCTCCGTTTATTCTCTCATCTAGCCAATCCCAACCAGTAGGAATATAACTTACTTCTGAATTTAAATTATCAACAAGTACATCTACATCCTTTAGCAAATCATGACCTACATTTGTAGTAAGTGAAACATTACATGCTTTTTCAAACTTTTCTAAAATAGTAGATGTATTAACCTGATTTTTATTCAAGTCATCAACAACATCCATCATTGTATGAAAAACGGCTTTTTCTTTTAAGAACGTTTCTGTATTTTGAGATAGCTCATCAGCATTTAAATTCTTATCAATATCTGTAAATGTACCAACAACTTTCTTAAAAGAATTTTTAAGTTCTGAAGTAGTAAGATATGTCTTAATCTCTGTTAGTGTTGGACATGTTCCGCGATTAGAAAAAAAATCTCTAATAATACTAAAGATACTTTTTATATCATCATTCTTAAAATATTTTGGATCTACATAATCAACAATTGATGAAAGGTATGTTTCATCAGTTAGAGATTTATAAACAATTACTGTTTCAAAGTAATCTAGATCCAGTTTCGACATGCAATAATAATACTATCTTATGCTATTAATAGCTAGCATATTCTTTTAGAAATTGTGTTTGATTCTTTACGAATGTTTTATCTTCAAAAGATCGTAATCCAGGAGATGCATGAATGAGATGAATAGGAGCTACACCAATTTTAAGTTTCTTCTTATTAGCATCCAAACAACTTGAAATATCGTAATGATGAAACGTATAATTTTCATTAAACTTCCATCCTGCTTCTTTAACTTTCTTAACATTAACTGACATAAAGACACCGTCAATAATAGCTACTCTTGCCGGTGTAGGTCCAAAAGGAGTTACCATCGACATTCCATCGTGAAGATGTGCTACAGCTCCGTGAAGAGTACCACCTCCAAAACCACCACACATTATATGCCAGAGAACCGGAGTTTGAATTTTACAATTATTACCACCTGCAACTCCTACTATATCATATTTTTCATGATACTTTTCAAGTTTTGCTTCCAGCATTGCATCATCAAAATAAACATCATCATGACAGAAAGCAATATAATCATAATTGTGATTTGAATATAAAAATTCATTATACCTTTTGCTAAGACCTTCTTTATTATTTTTATAAAGATGTACAGTAATTGGATTCTTAATATATTCGTTAATTACATCAACACTATGTTTAAGTATAGGTGTTAAATTGTCTTTTACACAGGAGAATATGGCAATGTTACTCATAAAACAAAAAACGGTGAATTATTCTGAAATCCGCCAATAGAAGTAAGTCCTTCCTTAGTCATCAAATATAAAACACCTTCATCTAGGGATTTAAACTTTTTATAAGGCAGGGAGGAAAAAGAATTACTAAGAAAATCTGCATATATTGTACTACCAGAACGTGCAAGATATACATTATTTGAAAGCTTATTATAAATCCAAAGACCAAATATGCCTTCAAGTTTAGAGAGTACAGTACATAATGCTGATACTTCATCCTGATTAGTATCAGTTTCTTGACTTAAGAGAGCAGGTATTACAGAAGAATCTACTTCATTATAGGGTACACCCTTTTTAAGGGTTTTCTTTAGAGCTTTATCATTAGTTAAAACTCCGTTATGAGCTACTACCCATGTACCACATACAAAGGGATGAGATGTTTCAGGTTCAAATGTACGAACTGAACTTGTAGGAGCTTGTGTATGTCCGAGATAGTAATAAAAATCTTTTGGTTTAAGACCAATCTTGTTATCTGTTACTTTCATCTCATCATGCAAGTCTGCTATTCCTTCAATATACATTCGAGCATCATAATCTGAGCTTAAAAATAACCCACCGTAAGCAAAACTACCTCGGTCTTTACATTGATCGTAAATATCTGTAAATTCCTTAAAATTATTAGATCCAAAAATAGCACACATTTCATTAATATTATACTATAGAGAATAAATAATTCAAGCATATGAATCGTGATACTCAACTTATTTTTGAAGCTTATAGAAAGAGACAATTAGAACTTTTAACAGAGAGGGATATTGGTGCAGAGTTTGGACCATCATTAGGTGCAGTTTCCTCAGGTATTTCAGAGCGTGAGAAAAGTGCTGATACATATATTTTTAAACTTCTTAAATCTAAGAATCCTGATAAATCACATGATGAAATTGTTAAAATGGTTGTTGAGCCATTATATAATGCAATTTTCATTGATAATAAATTTTCAGCTGAAGGATCACATAAAGATCAATTAGCTAAATTACAAACAGCTTTGGAGAATGAATTAGCTAAATCTTATCCAAAAGCTCAATCAAGTTATACTGCTAGAATTATTAAAAACTTTTTGACCCCTGTTGTTAAGATTTTAGACGCTGAAGCAGGTGATATTGAAGGTGGTAAAGAAGCAGTAAATGCGGTTAAGCAAGCTGTTACAAAAGCAGCAGCTAAGAATGAAGTAAAAGCACCAGAAGGAGAAGTTGCTGCTGCTGTTAAGGCACCAGCTTTAACTACATTTACAACAAGCGGTATATATGAAGTAAAAACTTCAGATGAAGTTCAAAAAGAAGGTATTAAATTACCTGAAGATTTGGATAGAATTTTTACACGCTTGCAAGGATTAGAAGGACGCGACGATGTTACAGGTTCTGAACTAATTGAAGAATTAAAAAATCGTGGAACAGAACCGACAAAAATTACACGATTCCTTAGTGATCTTGTTCGTGCTGGTGTAATTATTAAGCCTGTAAATGTAGCAGGTCCATCTTCAGATGAGGGTGTAGCAGGTAGTGATAAGTATCAAGACCGAGAGGAAATGGAAAAGCATAGAGGTGCCGGAGATTCAACATTACGTGTTAAGCAGTCACCATTTAAGGGAACTGCTGGTGACAGTATGTTTGGTTAAACTTTACCTAGTAAATGATCCCAGGGAATAAGCCTGGAATACTTAACAGGATCTTCAATACCTGCATCGATAAATCCCTTAAGACGGAGAGCACATGCTGTACATTCTCCGCATGCTTCCTCTAAACCTTCATAACAGGTCCAAGTATTAGCAAAATCAACACCGAGAGAAATACCAAGTTCAATAATTTCTTTCTTTGACTTATCAATAAGAGGTGCTTCAATAGTAATTTTATTTCTGCGATTGAGAGCATTTACATTATTAATGGCTGTAAGAAATTCTGGTGAACCATCCCAATAACCAGCTACTGAGTCAGCTTGAGCAGCTCCATGATAAACTGTATCAGCGCCTACTCCTTCAGCAAATGATGATGCAATACTCAATAACATCATATTTCTAAACGGTACATAATTTACCGTTTGTGGGTCACCCATTACATCCTTAGCTTTAGCTACATCAATATTACGATCAAGAAGAGATGATGTTTTAATCAAATTAAAGAACGGAAGTTCAACTACAGTATTAAAATGTATATTCTCATCTGTATCTTTATCTCTAATTGCCTCAATCTGCTTTTCAGCACACTCTAGTTCTTTAATATGCCTTTGACCGTAATCAAAGGAAATAGCATATACGTTCTTAAAATTAGCAGCAGCATAGTGAAGAAGGACAGTTGAATCCATCCCTCCACTAATTGGAACTACTACCTTATTCTTCTTCTGTTGTGATGGCTTCTTCGACATGATCTTCATTCATATTATTATACTTGTAATCGTCTGCAAGCTTTTTATCGAGCTCAGGGATAATAAAGTCCTCAAAGAATGAGATATCTTTTACAAAATTCTTAGCATAACCAAGCTTGTCACCCTTCTTATACTTACCGCAGTCCATACCAACAACATAGGTAGAACCCGTTTGTTCGATAATCCCGCGTGCTGTAGCCATCTGAAGAAGACCACTGTATTTGTTAAGTCCTGACTTAAACGAAAGGTACATTTCAGCCTCAAGGAATGGAGGTACAAAGCGGTTCTTAACCGTAAGAGCTCTAATTGTTGTACCAGAATACTTGTTAGCTTCTGCAAGCTTATCTGTATTAATAGCACCCGAATCACCTTCACCTTCTTTTTCATTTCTCTTAGCAAGCTGAACCAAAATACTAGCCATATAGACTGGACCTGAACCACCAGATTGAGTCTTAACAAGGGTCGGAAACATCGAACCAGGATCAGAATACGTATGATTGGTAAACATAATCGTTACACCAGCTTTACCTGCCTTATAGGTAAGAGTTCTAAGCATTGACTTAAGAGACTTAGCTCTTGTACCCATATCAGCTGCTGACTTATCCTTTGTAATATCATCAATTTCTTTCTGTGAAGAAAGATTACCAAGACTATCAATACTAATAATAAACTTACCTTGTTGACCAGCTTCAATTACACTATCAAGGAAAGCTGAAATTTGATTACGGCATTGATCGACTGTATAAACTGGAACATATTTTGTCTTACTAGCATCTAAACCAACACCTCTTGTTGAGCTTTCATCAATAGCAAACTCAGTATCAAAAATAACAGGAATGACACCTCGCTTCTGAGCATTAGCAAGAATCTTATTAACAACAAATGTCTTACCAGTCATTGACTCTCCAGAGAAACCAACAATACGACCTTTAGGAATACCACCTTTACGACAACTACCCCCAAGAATAGCATTAAGAGCATAACACCCAGTATCATACCATACATCAACATTAGATAATGCATTTTCATCAAGCATTGTTGCTTCACTATTCATTGCATCTAGTTTCTTAAAAATATTGTCAATCTCTTTACTCATATTCAAATATTATAGAACCATAATTAGTATAATCAACAAAAAAAATACCCGGCTTTCACCGGGTATTTTTTACTGGTTTCTTGAGAGCAGATTACGATTTACTCATCAAAAAGCTTTACAACACTAGGGCTTGCTGGTGCAATAAGTGGTGCATCAACAAACAACTTGCTGTACTGGTCGAGAAGACGTGCATCGTTCTCGACGTTAAGACCGTGAACAGTATTAGCATAGCTATACTTCCACTGTGTGCCCTCTTCCTTATTCTTATCGGAGACGAACTCACGGAAATAAAGAGGAATTGTTTGTACATTAAGCTGACCCTGTGGGGTTGGCTGAACGTGAATGATTGCTGGGTTCTTGACCACGAACGTAGTTTCGTCTGAAGAGACGAGCTCGCCGATCGTTGTACGACCGATGTGATCAATGAATGTGATAAGATTTAGTGTATCGCTCATAGATGTATATATTAAATACGCGGTATAAAAAAATCAACTATTCAAGTCCTAAAAGATCAAATAAATCTGTCTGTGCAGACATAGCAGGATCTTTTAACTTCCAGTTAACAGCATTATAAAAACGCTCAATTACCTGAAAGATAATTTTCTTAAAGATAAATTCATAATCAGGCTCAAAGATATCAGCAAACTCCTTAGGGTAATAGTATTTGTATCCAATTACAGAAATACCATATTTGTTTGGCTTACGAAGATAAAAATACTTAATTTTATCTCCAGAGGAAATTGCTTCATACTTTCGTTCAATATTAAACTTACTAAGTAAAAGATTGTGATAGTATGCTGCTTTAACATGAATAGGCATTCTCTTTACAGTTTTAAAGTCCTTACTATTTGAAGCATATTTCTCGTACCCCTTAACGCCCATTACAGAAGCAATATCTTCAACGGGTAACGTTTTAAACGTTTCATAAGTTTCTGTAAAAACTTTATTAGCATCAGTAAGAGATTTCGTAGTAAGCATGGTTTCGATAATACGCTTTACGTAAGGTTTAATCTGCTTGGGCATTGTTGTTCTTACAACTTCAACACCTGTATATTTAAATTTGTTACATGGAATACCTTCTACGTCAAGAAGATGAAGGACATAACGTTTCTTTTGTAAGAAGATACCGCTATCGGCAATTGCTTCACGCTTGAACACTAATCGACAGTCAGTTGAATTTAAATCAGCTTTACCCCATTTTACAATTTCAGTATTGAGATGATCTTCAATATCCTGAACCGCCTTATAGTACTCTGTTGTTACATTGCCGTCCTTATCGTATGTTTCAATACCTTTAGCTTTAATAAGATGCTTGATAGAAATATAACTACTATCAGTATCATTGTAAATAATTGGTGAATTTTCTTTTAGATATTCTTCTGTTAATCCGGTGTTATCTTTAATATAATTTGTTAAAATTTGATTAGATTGTTTAATTACAGCCTGACCAGTAAGAGTAATAGATTCAGCAAGCTCATCATCACCAAGGGGACTATGCTTATTGCCAAAGTAACCATAGATAGTATTAATAAGAATCTTAATAGTATGCTGACGTATGTTAAGATTATCAATTTCATTTTGAACTTTCTTATAATTAGGATCTGTTTCTTTTATATTAATTGCAGCTTTTTTAGCTTTAGTTAATAGCTTTTTAATCTCTACACGCTTTTTATAATAATAATCAACAGTAATTGGAATAACCCCTTTCTCTTTTTGTGAGAATAATACATTAGCTTTTGAAATAGCAAGTTGTTCAATTTCAATAAAAGTAGCAAATTTTTTATGAGATAGATTGTATTCCTTTCCATTTACATGTTTAAATACAACTCCGGTTTCAGTCTTTTCAGTAATCTTGCCTACCTTTGTTTCAGGTGATAGGTTGAGAGTAATCATCATGTTAGGATATAGACTGTTTGCATCAAACGAAACAATATGTTCTTGAAAGTCTCTCTGTGGTTCACCTACGTACGCACCTGCATTCTTCTGACCGCCTTCTTTAATCTCTTTAACAAATGTAGGAATTCGTTGATCCTTAGTGCGTGCACGAATAGAGCAAAGACCTGTAATTACTGAAAGTGATCCTAACGCTCCCTCGAATGTTGTAAGACCGGCATATGCAATCATTCTTAATAGTTGAATGTATTGTAGTTTCTTTTCTAAGTTAATAAGAAGAGTAACGTCCTGAATATTATACTCAACAAATAACTCCCAGTTTTCTTCTGATAAGCTTGCAAGATCCGTATCACCATAATCAATCTTGCGCTGATCTAATTCAATTTCACCAATTGCATCGAGTTTATATGACTCACGCAGTACAGGACAAAAGCGCTGATAAATCTGTAAATAGTCAACACAAGATATACCTTCAATATGCCAACGTGTTTGTTCCCTACCAAACTTACCCATAAATGTACGTGCACGCATTGATCCAATAGGTGAGAGTCTACGAACCTCATCTTCACCTACGATCTTTGTCATACGATTAATAATGTAAGGTATATCAAAAAACTCTGAGTTCCATCCCGATAAAATATCAGGATAATCTTTAGAAAAGAAATCTAAAAATTTTATATACAACTCACGCTCAGTCTTACAATAGATATATGTTGTTTTATCGTTAGCCTTGGTAAATGGTTTTGTACCCCAGACAGTGTATCTTTCAGTAATAGTATCATAGATAGTAATTACATTAATTGGATCTTGAGGATTATTAATATCTGGAAATGCATCTGGACTATATGTTTCGATATCAATAAAGTGTACCTTCAGTGGATATTGATTAAATTCATCTTTTTCATTATCCTGCCAAAATGTATCAATAAGAAATTGTTGTTGTACATTAAAATTATCAAAAACACGAACAATACCATTATCTTTAATATACCGAGAGCGTTCGGATTGATTTTTAAATCTCTTCTTCTTTAACTTAGTATTAAAGATACTCATTGCATCCGGAGCATTATTTGTCTCAAGATAAATGTATGGCTCGTATGTAGAGGGTAAGGTAATACGATTACCTTGATCATCCCATGTATAAAGATTCATGGTCTGAGTACGAGGTGAGTACGCTACATTTCTAAACATGCTTTTATTATACAGGCATCTACCTGACAGGTCAACTAGCTTATGCCGTTAATTGCGTTTAACAATTTACGCTCTGGATGTCCGTATGGGTAATTAAACAATTCAACGTATTTGTTAATATTATCTTCATTTTCTAACCAGCGTTCTTCGGCTGACTTACGGGCCTTAGCACATATATTCATATAACGCCCTTTCTTAGAAAGAACATCATCAATAATAGCAATCATCTCTTCACCTGTATTAAACTTAAACGGTGCATCTTTATATGTTACCAGATTTTGACAAGCAATAGGTAAACCATAGCAGTTTGCCTCTACAAGCTTAAGATCTGATTTTGACTTATTAAAATTATTATCCTGTAAAGGTGCAACTAACATATTAACATTAAGCTTACTAACTTTCTCTGGATAGGTATAAAGCTGCTCCCATGGATGAAATTCCATCTCACCGTTCTGTACAAATGGATGCAATGGTAATGGATATGCACCTAAAAATACCCATTGATACTTGTGTCTTGAATCAACGATTGCTCTATTGACATGCTCAAAATCATCTTTTTGTCCAACGCGATTATCTACATCAAAATGGGCACCAGATCCTGCATATAGGATTCTTGGTTTA